TGACCAGTTCACATTCCAACCAAAAATTGGATTCAAGACTCGTTACGGCATGGTTGCAAACCCATTCGCAAACGGTCTTACATCTGGTAACGGTGCATTGAACCCACGTACAAACGTTTACTATCGCATTTTTGCAGTTAGAAACTTGATGTAAGATAGAGTCACCGTTAAGAGTGACATTTAAAGACCACCTTCGGGTGGTCTTTTTTTTGGCTCCTAAATAGTAAATAGAGGAGATAAAATGTCTGCAATATCCAGATCACCAGAAAATACAAACTTACTTCAACCCACAAAATTCTTATTGACTTTCAATAGAATTAGGGACACACAGTATTTTTGCCAATCAGTTAATTTACCTGGAGTTTCTTTGGGTGAGGTTAACAGAGCTACGCCTTTTTTGGACATGTATTCACCTGGTACCAAATTAACTTATTCTCCACTTGATATTGAGTTTTTGGTGGATGAAGAATTACAATCTTGGAAGAACATATATGATTGGTTTCTCACTATGGCTGATCCAGATGGATTTGAAAAACGTGACGGCAGTAAAGAACTGCAAACCAATAAACATTTTTCAGATGCAACATTGACCATTCTAAGTGGACTAAACAATCCAATATTAAGAATACAATATACAAATGTATTCCCGTTGAGTATAAGTGATATTCTATTTAACACAACACAATCAGCGGATAATATTATCACCGGAAGGGCAACATTTAGATATCAATCATATAATTACTTGACAGTTTAACACTTTTGTGATATAATGTTTTAATTATGGCAATTATGAATAACTATGGAAACACTTGAACAAGTCTTAAAAATGTGGGAATCGGATGCAGTCATCGACCAAACCGAACCATCTAAAGAACTATTAAACATTCACAAATATCATAGTAAGTACCTCGGCGTTCTTACTAAACATAAGATTGCATCAAAGAAAGCACACTTTGATTATCTACGTATGCGTAAAATTAAATGGGAATACTTTACCGGTAAAATGTCCGAAGAAGAATTGGAACAATACGGTTGGGAACCATTTCAATTTGCACTCAAATCGGATATCAATACTTACCTAGAAGCAGACAAAGACCTCATCAAATTACTTGAGAAGAAGGTTTACCACGAAGAAGTTACATCCGTGGTTGAATCGATTATGGCCGAACTTAAACAAAGAACATGGCAATTAAGAGATTTTATATCTTGGGAGAAATTCATTGGTGGCCAATGAACATATTACGATAACCAAAGTAAACGAAGTTTACGGCAAAGTGGAATGCGAACGCCACGTTGCAAGGGAACTATCAGAGTACTTCACATTCTTTGTACCTGGTTATCAGTTCGTTCCAGCCTATCGGAATCGTATTTGGGATGGCAAGATTCGACTATTCAATCTACAGACCAGTCAACTATATCTTGGACTGATTCCATATCTTATTGAATTTTGTGATGAACGTGAATATGCATACTCGCATGACCTGATTGAAGATGAATATTCTGTGTATCATGCACACAAATTTTTTGATACCTTGAATCTACATTCACAAAATAAACAAATTGGTGTCAGAGAACACCAACAAAATGCATTTATTGAGGCCGTGCAAAAAAGGAGAGTTTTACTATTATCTCCTACCGCTTCAGGTAAGTCACTTATCATATACTTGTTGTTTAGACAATTGTTACAATATCAACAACTAAAAGGGTTAATCATTGTTCCAACAACATCTTTGGTTGAACAGTTATATTCCGATTTTGCAGATTATTCATCCGAAAACGGATTTAATGTGGAAGAAAATGTACACAGAATTTATCAAGGTAAAGATAAGTTAACGGATAAGAATCTAACAATCTCCACATGGCAATCATTGTACAAGTTACCACCAGAATACTTCCATCAATTTCAATATGTGATTGGTGATGAGGCACACCTGTTCAAGGCACAATCTTTAACATCAATACTAACATCTTGTGTTAATGCCAAATATAGAATTGGCCTGACTGGTACACTAGACGGCACCAAAACACATAAACTGGTACTGGAAGGTTTGTTTGGACCAACGAAAAAAGTCATATCAACCAAAGAGTTGATTGACAAAAAACAACTATCAGCTTTCAACATAAAATGCCTGGTACTAAAACACTCAGAAGAAATTTGCAAGGAAATAAAGGATAAATCATATCCAGATGAGTTGAAATATTTGATTGAATCTGAAAACAGAAATCGTTTTATCCGTAATTTGGCCATCAGTTTAGAAAAAAATACATTAGTTCTTTTTCAGATGAAGAAACATGGTCGTGTATTATACGAAATGATTAAAGAAAAAGCAAATGACCGTAAGATATTTTTTGTTGACGGTGATGTTGAAACAGAAGTCAGAGAAGAAATACGTAAAATTATGGAAGTAGAAGAAAATGCAATCTTTGTGGCTTCGTTTGGTACAACAAGTACTGGTACAAACATTAGAAATCTTCACAATATTATATTCACATCACCATCGAAATCTAGAGTTAGAAATCTACAATCGATTGGCCGTGGATTAAGACAGAATGAAGGTAAAGAAATGGCTACACTTTATGATATTGCAGATGATTTAAGAATTAAAAAACATACAAATTTCACACTTCAACACTTCATTGAAAGAGTAAAGATATATAATGAGGAGAAGTTTCCTTTCAAAATCTATAACATAGGACTTAAAAATGGCAATTAAAATAGTAAGATTTACAGACGGCCTAGACGTTATATGTGATTGTGAATTTACATCAGATGATGTGGTAGAGATTATTGATCCAATGTTATTTGAAATACGTGGAGTCAATTTGATGTTGCAAGTTTGGTTACCGATGGCTGTTGTTAAACATAACAGTGTAATGATTGGTATGGAAAATATTCTTTGCGTGATGGATCCTACTGAGGACTTTGAAGAATACTATATCAATACAGTAACTAAATTAAATGAAGAATCTAAGAAAGAGAAAGAAGTAATTCTTAATGATGAGGTACTTTCAGCTTTTGAAGAAAAGGAATTTAGTAAGAATTCCTTAATACATTGATACATTGATATATTAATATCATCAGGGAACACCGTGGACTTTAACACATGTCAAGCCCTTTGTCAACAACTTTTTATGGTACATTTGAATGAGCAAACAACTTCCTAAAGAATATTACACCTGCCATTATACTGGCCAAACATTACATTATACAGAATTCGTTCTTGCTGGTCGTGGTTGGTTAGCTATAGATGGTACAAAAAGGCATCCAATATCTAAGTCTGGTAAAACAATTAACCAATCTTTGGTAAATGGATTGAGACTTTCTGTTAATGGTAAACTGACAGGTATATCACATGCCAGTCATCCAAATTATATGGTATATAAACAAATTGTTGATGATGTTAGAAAAGAAAACAACTATAAAAAACCTTGGTTAAGGGTTGATTTATCAAAGATAGCTTACATTAGAACATATGAAGCATTGAATATACAGTTGCCTGACTTGAATAATTTAAACTTAAAGGGTAACAGAAAAAGTAATAATTCGGATGCTTGTTTAGATTACCTAGGAATACCCAATGATAGAAATCATCGTGAGGTTAAAATAGGTAAATATTTTGTTGATGGTTTAATAGATAACTTTGTGATAGAATTTTTTGGAGATTACTTTCATGCCAATCCAGAGTTTTATGTATCTGACCAAAAATTATTTGGCCAAACAGTTGAAACAAAATGGCAAAAAGATGCTTCACGTTTAAATCATATTCAAAATAATGGATATCATATCGTAAAGATATGGGAAAATGATTGGAACAAATTTAAACAAAAAAATACAAACCAGTTAAAGGTTGAATTTAATAACAAACAATTTTTTATAAACAATTTGAAAGAATTAAGTGATACATTATGAGTAAACAGAAACATTATATAAACAATCAAGATTTCCTAAAGGCACTGGTAGACTACAAAACCAGATGTGCAGAAGCCGAAGCTGCCAATAAACCAAGACCAAACATTCCAAATTACATTGGTGAATGTTGGATGAAAATTGCCGAAGGTCTATCACATAAACCAAACTTCATTAACTATACTTACCGAGATGAAATGGTTTCGGATGGTATTGAGAATTGTTTAATGTACTTTGAGAACTTTGATCCAACAAAGTCTTCCAATCCATTCGCATACTTTACTCAAATCATATACTTTGCCTTTCTAAGACGCATACAGAAAGAAAAGAAACAACTATATGTGAAGTATAAAGCCACAGAGATGTATGGTATTCTGGATGAGTTTGAAATGTTGGAAGGTGAAGATGGTTCAAGTAAACAATTTGAACTGTATGACAATATTGCTGAATTTATTGGTAACTATGAGGACTCTAAGAAGGCGAAGAAAGCTGAAAAAGATGCCGCAAAGAAACCAAAAGGACTTGAAAAATTTATAGAGGAGTGATTATGAAAACTGGATTTACATGTTCTACGTTTGACCTTTTCCATGCAGGTCATGTGATGATGTTAAAAGAGGCAAAAACACAGTGCGACTATTTGATTGTTGGATTACAGATTGATCCTACGATTGATAGACCTGGTATTAAAAATAAACCAGTGCAATCGGTACTGGAAAGATTCATACAGGTAAAGGCTTGTATGTATGTTGATGAAATTATACCATATGCCACTGAAAAAGAATTGATGGACATATTGACATCCTATCAAATAGATGTTAGAATCATAGGTGAAGAATATAGGGATAAACAGTTCACTGGTTATCAGTTACCTATGGCAGTCTATTTTAACAGTCGTCAACACAGTTTCTCAACCACTGAGTTACGGCAAAGAGTATTGGAAATTGAACAGAAAAAATGAAAGTAGCAATAATAACTGACCAACATTTTGGTGCAAGGAATGATTCAACACTTTTCTTAGACTTCTATGAGAAGTTTTATAGAGACACATTCTTTCCCACGTTGAAAAAAGAAAAGATTGATACCGTACTCATTCTTGGCGATACATTTGACCGTAGAAAGTACATCAATTTCTTTTCACTGAAACGTGCAAAGCAAATGTTCTTTGACCCCTTGTTTAACATGGGCGTACAAGTTCATATGTTGGCTGGTAACCATGACACATACTTTAAAAATACCAACGATGTTAATTCATCCGATTTACTTCTTGGTGAGTATGGTATCACATTAAATGTTATTGACCATCCAGCCGAAATATATGTTGGACCACATAAGATTTGTATGATACCTTGGATTTGTGCAGAAAATTATGAAGATTCTTTACAGACATTAAAGGGCACCGATGCAAAGTTTTGTATGGGTCATTTTGAAATTGCAGGCTTTGCCATGTATCGTGGTATGCCATCTGAAGGAGGGTTAGACCGTGGAATTTTTAGGAAGTTTAGTCACACTTTTAGTGGTCATTACCATCACAAATCTTCTAGTGATGATATCTACTATTTGGGGAATCCGTACGAACTTACTTGGCAAGATTATAATGACCCTCGGGGTTTTCATTTGTTTGATTTGGATACTCACCAACTTGAATTCATAGAAAATCCAAACAAGATGTTTCATCGTATCATTTACGATGACAAAGAACAATCAATCAAAGAGATTGATGGAAAAGATTTGAAGCCATACACAAATACCTATGTCAAAGTGGTTGTAATAAACAAAAACAATCCGTATTTGTTTGACAAGTTCATGAATAACCTGTATAATGTAAACCCAGCAGACATTACAATTGCTGAAGATTTTACAGAATTGGAAGATGGTGATGAAGTCATTGATGAAGCGGAAGACACACTTACCATATTAAACAAGTATGTTGATGGCATTACAGAAGAAAGTATTGACAACGACAGGTTAAAAACATTATTGAAAGAACTCTACGTAGAGGCATTGAATACTGAACAAGCATGATTTTATTCCAAAAAATTAAGTGGAAGAATTTTCTTTCCACTGGAGCTCATTACACTGAGATTGATTTTACCAAGTCTAATAATACATTGATTATTGGCCACAATGGTGCAGGTAAGTCCACAATTTTGGATGCATTGTGCTTTGGATTGTTTGGTAAACCTTTTCGTAAAATCAACAAACCACAGTTACTAAATTCTGTTAACGGTAAAGAAGCTGTTGTTGAAGTACATTTCAATATTGGCCAAAAGAAATACAAAGTCATTCGTGGTATTAAACCAAATGTATTTGAAATTTATCTGAACGATGTATTGCTGAACCAAGATGCAGCTGCAAAAGACTATCAAGAGATACTAGAGAATAATATTCTC